TATGAAGTGAGACCAGTATCAGTCGGAATTAACCCAACAGCCGCAACGCTGACAACTGTTTATACAGTTCCTACGGGTTACTACGCCAAGTTTACTGTGATGTACATTCACAACACTGGCGGTTCGACTAAGCACATTACTGTTCAATGGTATGACGCAAGTGCTACCACAACCTTGGATATTCTTACTAACTACGACTTGACTTCAAAGGAATACCTCCAGTTTGATGGCAATGCTTATATCGTTTTAGAAGAAGGCGATAGGATTCAAATTACTACTCAAAGTACATTTAGTTTTATTGCCACATTTGAAGTATCAGGAGCGCAACGAACATGACCTACTTAGAACTTGTTAACGATGTGTTGGTTCGCTTGCGTGAAAGCACAGTATCTACTGTTGGCGAAACCGCCTATTCTTCTTTGATTGGCAAGTTTGTCAATGATGCTAAACGTCAGATTGAAGACTCTTACAACTGGAATTGCCTTGCTCAAACAATTACAGTAACAACTACTAGTGGTACAAGTTCCTATGCTTTGACAGGTGCGGGACAGAAGTTCCGTGTCAATGATGCTCTGAACACAACCAGTTTGATTGGTCTTCGCAATATTGAGTTTGTGGACATGAACCGCAAACTAAACCTTGCTACACCTTCACAATCTATTCCTTCAGAGTTCTGCTTTAGCGGTGTAGATGGTAATGGCGACACAAAGGTTGACCTGTTCCCTGTTCCTTCTGGTGCTTTTACTCTGTTGTTTGACCTGACTATCCCACAAGCTGCTTTGTCTGCTGATGGCACATCTGTCAAGGTCTTGGACTATTTAGTGACTCAAAGTGCCTATGCTCGTGCTTTGATTGAGCGTGGTGAAGATGGTGGAACAAACTCTAATGAGGCTTATGCTTTGTTTAGAGGAATGCTCTCTGATGCTATTGCATTGGAAAGCACTCGCTATCCTGAAGACAACTTTGTGGCGGTCTAATGGCATCAGCACTCCAAAGTTACAGTCTCTCAGCACCAGGCTTTTATGGCCTGAATACTGAAGATTCGCCTCTCGATTTGGGGTCAGGCTTCGCCTTGGTCGCAACTAATTGCATCTTGGATCAGTATGGTCGTATTGGTGCTAGAAAAGGTTGGTCAAGGGTTAATTCTTCCTCTGGCAATCTAGGTGCTAACGATGTTGGTGTAATCCATGAGTTAGTCCAAAACGATGGAACTTTGACAGTTCTATTTGCTGGCAACAACAAGATATTCAAACTTGGTACTGCTAATGCGGTGACTGAGTTGACCTATGGTGGTGGCGGTACTGCTCCTACTATTACTGCATCTAACTGGCAGTGTGCATCTTTGAATGGCATTGCATACTTCTTTCAAACTGGTCACGATCCTTTGATTTATGACCCTGCCGTAAGTACAACTACTTATCGCAGAGTCTCAGAGAAGTCTGGTTATGTAGCTACAGTTCCTCAAGCCAACATCTGTATTTCAGCATTTGGTCGCTTATGGGTAGCTAATACATCTACAGACAAAGTAACTGTTACCTTCTCTGATCTGATTGCAGGTCATGTATGGGGTGGTGGCACTTCAGGCTCATTAGATGTCTCCCGTGTGTGGCCTAATGGTGCAGATGAGGTAATGGGCTTGGCAGCTCACAATGATTTCTTGTTTATTTTTGGTAAGAAGCAGATTCTTGTTTACTCTGGTGCTTCTACTCCCGCATCTCTAGTTCTGAGCGACACAGTAGGCTCTATTGGATGTATCGCTAGGGATACCATACAAAGTATTGGTACTGACGTTGTTTTCTTGTCAGACTCAGGTGTTCGCTCTTTGATGAGGACAATTCAAGAGAAGTCTGCTCCATTGCGAGACCTTTCTAAGAATGTTCGATTTGATTTGGAATCTTCCTTGTCTGGAGAAACACTAGCAAACGTCAAATCTGTTTATTCAGAGAAGAATGCTTTTTATCTGCTTGTTCTGCCAGCTACTTTGCAAGTTTATTGTTTTGATACTAAGCAATCTTTGCAAGATGGTGCTTCCCGTGTAACCAAGTGGGATAATATTTCACCAACCGCACTAAGATCGTTGCGTAATGGAGACTTGTACATTGGCAAGAATGGCTACATTGGTAAGTATGGTGGTTATCTTGATGACACTACTACTTATCGATTCCTATATTACACAAACAATGCTGACTTAGGTAATCCCAATCAGATTTCCATTCTGAAGTCTATTACTGCCGTGGTGATTGGTGGTTCTAACCAGTTCCTCACAATCAAGTGGGCTTTTGATTATTCAGGTGCTTATCAGTCAGAGAACGTCTTTATCCCACCTCAAGGCTATTTTGAGTATGGGGTTGGAGAGTATGCGGTTGCAGACTATTCAAGCGGTATACCAATTAAAGCACTGACAAGCAATGCTTCAAGTGCGGGTAAAATCGTACAAACTGGTTACGAAGCCACTATCAATGGCACTCAGTTGTCAATTCAGAAAATTGAACTTCAAGCCAAAGAAGGCAAGATAGGATAAACCATGTCTAATTATTCAAAATCCACTAACTTTGCAACCAAAGATAATCTCTCGCCTGGCAATCCTTTAAAGATTGTTAAAGGTACTGAGATTGATACAGAGTTCAACAACATTGCTACTGCCATAGCAACAAAGACAGATAACTCTTCTGCCACGATTACTGGCGGTACGATAAATGGTGCGGTTATCGGTGGAACAACTGCCGCAGCGGGTACTTTCACCAACCTTACTGTTAGCACAGCCGCTACGATTGCTTCTGCCGCCATTAGTGCAGGAACAATCAATGGTGTGGTAATCGGTGGTTCTTCTGCCCTTGCTATTACTGGCACAAACATCACGGCAAATACTGGCTTTAGTGGCCCATTGACAGGTGCAGTCACAGGTAACGTAACAGGCAACTTAACGGGTGCAGTTACAGGAAATGTCACAGGTAATGTAACTGGCAACCTGACAGGCAATGTTACTGCGGCTTCTGGCACTTCTACATTCAACAATGTGACCATCTCTGGCGCATTGGACATGGATAGCAGTACATCGGCAACCATTACTGGTTTGGCAAGCCCTACAAACGATTCTGATGCGGCTACCAAGGGTTATGTGGATGCACTAGCCCAAGGTATTGATGCCAAAGCCTCTGTTGTTGCGGCTACTACTGCAAATATCACTTTGTCTGGCGCACAAACTATTGATGGCATCTCTATTATTGCGGGTGATCGGGTCTTGGTTAAAGACCAATCTACTGCTTCTAATAATGGTATTTACTTGTGTGCAACAGGTTCATGGACACGCACAACAGATGCTGACACTTATGCTGAGTTGGTAGCGGCTTTTACCTTTGTTGAAAAAGGCACAACTAACGCTGACTCTGGCTTTATCTGCACAATCGATGCAGGTGGGACATTGGGAAGCACATCGATTACATGGGCGCAGTTCTCAGGTGCAGGTCAGATTACTGCGGGTGATGGTCTTACAAAGACAGGTAACACTCTCAATGTAGGAACTGCATCTTCTGGTCGTATTGTTGTCAATTCGGACAACATTGATTTGGCATCTTCTGGTGTAACGCCAGGCACTTACCAATCTGTAACTTTTGACACTTATGGTAGGGCTACGGCAGGAACGAATCCTACAACGATTGCTGGCTATAACATCACAAATGCTTATACCAAAACTGAAATAGATTCGATATTTGGTTCGACTACTGCTGCAGCTACTTCTGCTTCTAATGCCGCTACAAGTGCTTCAAATGCTTCAACAAGTGCCTCTAACGCTTCTACAAGTGCAAGCAATGCGGCTACAAGTGAGACAAATGCGGCAGCTTCATACGATGCTTTTGATGACAGATACTTAGGTTCTAAGTCTTCTGCCCCTACTGTTGACAATGATGGAAATGCTTTGTTGACAGGTGCTTTGTATTGGAATAACTCAGTAAACACTTTGTATGTGTGGACAGGATCGGCTTGGACTCAGGCGGCATTTACTGCTAGTGGCTTTGCTACCTTGACAGGTACAGAAACCCTGACAAATAAGACTCTTACTTCACCAGTATTGACTACACCAAATATCACTACTGGATTATTGGTGGCAGGGTCTGCAGGTACAGCAGGTCAAGCACTTCTTTCTGGCGGTTCTGGTGCAGCTCCTACTTGGGGAACTGCTGGTGTTTCAACAGGTAAAGCTATTGCGTTGGCAATGCTCTTTGGTTTTTAAGGAAATATTATGGCAAATCCTAATATCGTAAACGTCACAAGTATCATCGGTAATACCTTATCGGTTGCCGTTGGTACAAGTGCAACGCAACTAGCATCAAACGCTGCATCAAGCAATAAGGTTTTCAAGATTAACTCAATCTTGATTGCCAACATTGATGGAACTGCAGCGGCTGATGTCACAGTCAATATTTACTCTGCGGCTTCTTTGGGTGGAACGGCTACGGCTATTGCCTCAACCATCTCTGTCCCATCAGATGCAACATTGATTGTGACTGACAAAACTACAGCATTTTATTTGCTAGAGAATCAGTCTATCGGTGCGCTTGCTAGTGCAACTGGTGACTTGGTTGCTACAATTAGTTTTGAAGAAATCACATAAGGACTAAAAATGTCCATGCGATACAAAGGCGGTGTAATTTCCGCTACTGCTCCAACAACCTCTACTAGTGCTGCTAGTGGGGTATGGACACTTCCACAACAGTTACAAGCATTGGCGGCTGGAAATTGGCCTCCTACTTTGCCAGCAATAGGCTCTGCTTTTGGTGGGGGATTTTTTGCAGGTCAAATAGGTGTAAGCGGAGTTGCTACACACAATTTAGTTATTGGCCCTGTTTCTTCTGCACAAAGTGGTATTGTGCAATGGAAAAATGCAAACACAGCTGCTACTGGTGCTGATAGTGATATTGATGGCCCACAAAATACAGCAGATTTAGTGGCTGGTGGTAGTTCAACTGTTTATCCTGCGGCTCACTTCTGTAATGATTTGGTAATTGGTGGTTTTAGCGATTGGTATATGCCTGCTAAAAACGAACTTGAAGTGTGTTACTACTACCTTAAACCAACGACTACAGCAAACGATACAGCTTCAGGCATAAATCCAAACGCAGTTCCTGCAAGAGCAAGTAACTATACAACTGGCAACCCTGCTCAAACCTCATCAGCAGATTTTAAAGATACTGGCACAGAAGACTTTGTGGCTGACTATTACTGGTCTAGTACAGAGTTTAGTGCAACAAACGCTAGGCTACAGTATTTTAGTAATGGACAGCAAGGCCACGCTACTAAGGATGGTGTTTACGCTCCATCCCGTGTCCGTGCTATTCGCAGAGTTGCAGTTTAAGGAATAACCATGAGCCAAAAATATCCAGGCGGGTTTATTACTAAAAGCCCTGTAGCACCAACAAGTTCTGCGGCTAGTGGGATGTGGACTATTGACCAAGCTATGCAGTTACAGAAGCAAGGGTTATGGCCTAGTCCACCAATTCCTCCTCCAACAGTAATTGGTCAAGCATATGCGGGAGGATATTACGCAGGGCAAATTGGGGTTAGTAGCGTAGCAACTCATTACATAGTTATTGGCCCTGTAGCTTCGGCACAAGTTACAAACACAAATTGGCAAACTTCAAACACATCAACAGCGGGCACATCATCAGTAATTGATGGCCCATCTAATAGTGCAGCAATGAATGATGCAGCGCACCCTGCGGCATTTTTCTGTGAGGGTTTATCAGTTGGGGGTTTTTCTGATTGGTATTTACCTGCTAAAAATGAACTGGAAATTTGTTATTACAACTTAAAACCTACGACAGCAAATAACAATACATCATCAGGAACAAATACAAATGCAGTTCCTAGTAGGGGCAGCAATTACACGACAGGTACTCCATCTCAAACTTCAGCAACTGATTTCTTAACAGGAAATTCACAGTCTTTTGTTGGTGGTGTTAGTTACTGGACAAGTACAGAAAATGCTGCAAATAAAGCATGGGTTCAATATTTTCCAAATGGTAATCAATTACCAAACTACAAAGCCAGTTCGTATATAGCCCGAGCCATCCGCAGAGTGGCAGTTTAAATTTTATAAGGAGTATCACAATGTACATTTGTATCACCGAAGTAGACGCAGTAACTAAAATAGTCTGCACATCTGAGCCACAGCGCACAGGCCCATCAATGCCAGCCATCAAAGGTTGGACTCACATTTGGCATGACAGTTCTACATGGCCTGTGCCAACATCATCTGATGGCACATATCTTCGTGCGCCTAGATACTATGGCACTTGTGATGCAGACGCTGACTTAAACATTGCGGGTGTTCTGCAAGTCCTAACAGAAGCAGAATTTAACGCAGCTAAAGTTGCCGAGCATGAGGCTCGTAAGCCTTATCCATCTTGGATTGGTTACTTGGACACAATGACATGGGCTGCGCCAGTAGCAAGACCTGCTGATGCCATTATGAATGGTGGCAATGTTCGCTATCAATGGGATGAAGCTACAGTCAACTGGATTCCAATGGAAAACCAAGGATGAAAGAGTTTTTCTTCATCTCAGGTTTGCCAAGGTCAGGTTCAACCCTACTCTCGGCTATCTTGCGTCAGAACCCTGAGTTCTATGCAGATATTTCCTCGCCAGTACAAGGCTTGGTGGCATCTACCATCAACGTCATTACTGGAAGCGAAAGCAATCACTTGATAGATGAAGTCAGACGCAAACAAATACTGAAAGACGTATTTGAGGCTTACTACAAAGCAGTTACCCCCAAAGTAGTGTTTGACACTAGCAGAGGATGGACTGCCAAAACATCTTTGCTGAAAGACCTTTACCCACAGACCAAGATTATTTGCTGTGTACGTGATTTGCCTTGGATACTTGATAGCTTTGAGCGTATTGCTGCCAAGAACTCTTTGTATGGTGCAAGCCTAACAGACGATGAAGCTAGACAGACAGTCACCACAAGATGCGATGCCTTGATGGATGTAAAGAAGGAAGGCCAAGTGGTCAAGCCTTATTACTTCCTAGAAGAAGGTTTACTGTTAAACCCCGACATGATTATGTTGGTGGAATATGAATCTTTATGTAAACAGCCTGAGAGCGTGATGCGTGAGATTTATGGGTTTATTGGCAAACCTTACTTTGACCATGACTTCAAGAATGTCGAGTATGACAACGAGGTATACGACAAAGCCTTGAACATGAAAAGTCTGCATACAGTCAGAAAAGAAGTTACATGGCAAGAACGCCCTTCAATTCTTCCTAAGTCAGTTTGGGAAAAGTATTCTGGCAAAGAGTTCTGGCGCACACCCGCACCAGAGTTTGCAATCAAACAACTTTATAAGGTCAAGGGATGAAACGCATATTAGTTATGGGCTTGCCTGGTGCTGGTAAAACTTACCTTGCACAGCACGTTCTTGAGCATCTGCAAAACAACCATAAAACAGTCATGTGGCTGAACGCTGATGATGTGCGTAAGAAATACAACGATTGGGACTTCTCCCATGAAGGCCGTATTCGCCAGAGTTTGAGGATGCGTGATCTTGCTGACAGCTACGATGTGGATTATGTGATTTGCGACTTTGTTGCCCCATTAGTTGAGATGCGTAACAACTTCAAGGCTGATTGGACAGTATGGGTTGACACTATCAATCAAGGTCGTTTTGAAGACACTAATAAGGTGTTTGTTGCGCCAGAACAGTATGACTTCAGGATTACTGAGCAAAACGCTGAAAAGTGGGGAGAGTTCATTGCTGCTCACATCTTGGACAAACGTCAACGTCCTGTCTTTGATTGGCAGAAAGAGACTGTCCAAATGCTTGGCAGATGGCAACCTTGGCATGAGGGTCACAGAAAGCTCTTTGAGAGAGCTTTAGCTAAGACAGGTCAAGTGGTTATTCAGATCAGAGACTGTCAGGGTTGGAATGGTTCTAATCCCTTTGCTGCTAATCAGGTCAAAGACTTTATCAAGCGTGATCTTGACCCTTTATACCAAGGTCAGTATGAGATACAACTTGTACCAAATATTGTTAATATTACCTATGGTAGGGATGTTGGATATAAAATAGAGCAAGAGTCGTTTGATGCGGCTACTCATGCCATTTCAGCTACAAAAATACGCAAAGAACTTGGCATTGAGCCACAATAAGGAGCAATCATGGCTGTAACTAGCGCACAAATTGTAGATTTTCTGCTTGCTAATCCAGGCATGACTGATGCCCAGATCGTTGCGGCTATGGAGCAATACGGGGTTTCTCCTGCTCAAATGGCTACGGCTGTTGGGTTAGATGAGGGTGCAGTTGCGGCTCGAGCAGCGGCTACAGTACCTTATGGGCAAACAGTAACCCTTGGCGACACTATTGTTCAACCTGTTTATCAAGTAACTGGATCAGGTGACAGCGAACAAATTGGTGGTATTGAGAATGTTCTGACTTACAGAGTTGGAGAAAATCAGGCTGGTGGTGGTTATAACCAATACACACCTACTGGTCAGCTAGAGCGTCAAGGCACTCAACAGAGGGTTGAGAGTGGTTTTGGTGAGTTTTTAGCAGGTGCTGGTTTACTTTTTGGCGGTGCTGCTTTGGCGGGTCTTGGTGGTGGTGCAGGAGCTGCGGCTACTGTCGGCTCTACTGGCTTAACAATGGCTGAGTTAGCTCAACTTGATTTGGCTCTTGGTGGTGCGGGTGGTACTGCGGGAGCAACTGCTCTTGCTAACTCTTTAACTACTGGTGCTTTAGCAGGTACATTGACTAACCTAACAGGTGGTAGTGGTACAGGTGCTTTGACAGGTGGATTGGCTACTGGTGGTGCTGTCGCAGGAATGGGTGGTGCTGGTGGACTAACCGCAGGTGCAGGTGGTGTTACTGGTTTAACAACAGGTGCAGGTGGCGTTACAGGATTGACTACTGCTGGCGGTTTAGCAGGTGCTAATACTTTGCTTGGTGGCTCTACTCTTGGTTCTACTTTAGGTGGTTTAACAACGGGTGCAGTTGGCTCTACTTTGGGTTCTACACTTGGTTCTACTGTTGGCTCTACATTGGGTTCTACAGTTGGGTCTAACCTTGCAAATACTGCTGCATCTACATTGGGTAGAGGTCTTACTTCTGGTAGTTTAGCAAACCTTTTCTCTGGTGGACTAGGTACTGCGGGTAGTTTGCTTCAGATGCAAGAATCTCGTGAAGCTGCTCAAAGAGCGCAAGCCCGTATTGATGCTGAGAC